ATCTACCATACTCGCGAAAGAAATACCAGAAAAAATGGCTACTGCTGCACAAAAGTATCATCAATTAATAGATACTCCTGATTCTGAAAGAAAAGTTTGCCGTACTTGTGGCCGCCTATTACCATGTACCGCGCTATTTTTTGTGCGTAATAAAAGTCGAAAAGATGGCTTCTCATCTAATTGTAAAGAATGCGAAAAGCAACGCCGCATAGAAAGAGGAGGTTAGTCATAGAATGATAAACGAAGCAAAGATAAAACGATGCATCAAGTGTAAGTAGGAAAAAACGGAATATAATTTTATACCAACGCCTTCACCATTCTTCCCCGGGCATCGTTCCATGATTTGTACGACATGTTTGGAAACAATGATACATTAGGACAATTTAGGAGAAGTAGATAGATTATGCCGCTACTTAGATATTCCATTTGATCTTGATAGCTGGACAACATTATATGCTATTCATAAAGATCACACATTATCTGCATACAGCAACTTATTACTAGACGACCATTATAGCTCGCTTCAATGGGCCGACGAAAATGAAAAATGGCGGCTCGCGCGTGAAGAAGGTGTAATGGAAGATGAAATAAAAGTTATAAACGAAGCAAAAATGCGGCGACTTAAAAAAGATTGGTCGCCTGCCTATAAGCCCGACGAGCTATTATTTTTAGAAGACTATTACAATAGTATTTTAGCTACTCAAAATGTTTCAACCCCAATTCTCAAACACTACGCGCGCGATCTTTGTGAGATTGAATTGCGCATCAAAAAAGGATTGCGCGAAGGACTTGATATAAAAAAAGATATGGATGCCCGCGATAATATTATAAAAATTGCGCACTTTGAAGCCTCTAACGCTAAGAACGCGGCCGACTTTGAATCTGTCGGAGAACTTATGGTCTATTATGGTAAGAAGGGGTGGCATCCAAAATGGCATATGGAGCCGCAAGACTCTGTTGATTTTACTATGATAAACATACAGAATTATCTAAAACGACTTGTAATGAATGAAGGCAACTTTGCAGAACAAGTTGAGGATAAGCGCGACCATTATAATCTTACTGAACGTCTAGAATCAATCGAGAATGAAGCGGTTGAATTTGATGAAACTGCGGATGTAGAATATGAGGGAGATGACGAATTGGCAGGTGAATTAGATGAGCGAGATTGAGAAAGGCGTTGTACTCACCTAGGAATACCTTGATGCCAATTAGGAATTATTTACTAAATATTTGAATTTGTGGATATTATATCCGGACTTATTTTTAGATGCCATTTAGGCATCAGATGACAAAAAATACTTTCATTTATTTTTTTATTAGAGAATTGCTTTGCGCGCGAGCATGCGCTATCGTTATCACTTTTGGACAGCAACGCGCGCGACCTCAAAGTCATTTATAGCATACCTAAGCTCATGCGTGCGGGCCGTTTTATTACCAGGTTCTACTATCTTTATTGCCTCGGATGTAAAAGGAACAGTTATAAAAATTGCCGAAGCTAAATTCAATGAAATTTTCCGCCATTGGCCGCTTTTACGGAATGAACTGAAAACGCGTGCTGACGACGGCAAATAGGGTGAAAAGAAAAGCGGCAACTACTATGAACTATATTTTAAAAATGGCAGTGTAATAACAGTTGTATCAAAAGATACAAGCCGTGGCTTACGTGCAACCGCTGGTATTCTAGAAGAAGCAGCCACAATTGAAGAAGAAGATTACAATGAAGTTTTGCTTCCACAAATGAACGTGGCTCGTCGTGAAGTAGATGGTTATCTAAATCCCGAAGAGCCTGCCGCGTCTCAAACATTTATTACAACCGCGCGCGAAAAAACTGTATATATGTACGGCAAATTAATTGAGTGCGCTGTTAATGCTATTTTGCGGCCAAAAGAATATTTTGTATGGGGACTTTCATACGAAGTGCCGCTACATTATGGCTTAATTGACAAGGCTACAATGATGGACTAGCGCTATTCTACTACCATGAGCGAAGACTCATTTGCTCGTGAAAGTTTAAGTATCTGGACAGGTAATAATAAAGATGCTTGGTTAAATAGTAAAAAATTGAATAAGCGCAGAACTTTATTAAAATGTGAGCGTAAAGCATAGGAGAATCCACCTAACCCGAAGACTTTTTATATGATTGGGGTTGATGTTGCTAGATATTCAGCAAATACTGCGGTTATGGTAATTAAGGTCATTCCTGGCACCAATGGATTTAGAAAGAATGTTATTTATACCGAAGTTATCCACGGTGCAAACTATATAACTGAACAAGCACCCCGATTAAAAAAACTAATTTAGCTATATAATCCACGTGAAATTGTTATTGACGGTAATGGCCCTGGTATTGGGTTATTGGATGCTATGGTTGTTCCTTCATTCAATGCTGAGACAGGAGAACAATTTCCGTCTTATTATGCTTTTAATAATGATCATCATTTACCTCCTGAAAAAAAATCAGAAGGAGATGAGCCTTGGCCCGAATATAATGCTATCATTTATGATATAAAGGCGGGCGCATCAAATGATGATATTATTCATTCTAATTTCTTTTCTTAGATAAATAATGGTACAGTCTCATTCTTAGCACATGAACGTATTGTCAAAGATAAGTTATTGAAAACTAAGCGCGGTAAAAAGATGAGCCCATTTGACAGACGAGTTTTTCTACTGCCTTATGAAATGACTTCACGGCTAATTGATGAATTGAATAATTTGCGTCTAAAACCAACGGGGGTACAGAATCAATTCAAAGTGGAGCGTATTTCTCGTTCGGTTGAAAAGGATAGATTTTCTGCTCTTGAATATGGATTATATAGAGTAAAATATTACGAAGATAAGGCACAGAAAAAAATAAAGAAAATGGATATATCACAATATAATTTCTTTAGCTCTAAAAGAAGGAGGTGACATACATGGCAGAGCATAAAAAGTATGACTTTAACTAGTTTAGAGTAAAAGCTATTCGCCGTGCCCCATTAAATGATCGCGCATATAGCCGCTGGCATTATCGTGAGAATGAAAGAGTGCGGGGAGACTTTACTTTGGAAGAAATATTAGATATTATTCGCACTGGTGATACAGGAACTTTAAGAGAATTATCACGTTATTTTTACAGAACCAATAGTAATTATCGCAATAATATAGATTTTTTAGCATAGTTACCATTATATGATACAGTTGTAATTCCTGTATATCAGGAAGGTAAGGGTTCAAAAACTTAGATTGTTAAAGCATTTTATAATGCTTGTAAATTTATAGATAATCTAGATATTCCAAATACTTTTGCTCATATTAGTACTCAATGGATAAAAGATGGGGTATATTATGGTATTTTGCGCGCAGATGGCAATAATGTAACCATACAAGATTTATCCGATGCTTATTGTCGCTCACGCTTCAAAGATTTTAATAATTTAAATATTTTAGAGTTTAATTTATAGTATTTTGATACTATTGTGGATAACAAATATAGGGAAGAAGCAGTTTCTACTTTCCCAGAAATTGTTCAAAAAGCTTGGGCACAATGGATAAGAAACAAGCGTGGTACAGATCCATGGGTTCTTATTCCTGCAATAGAGGGCGGCGTTAGTTTTAGCTTTTCCGCGGATCAAATTCCACTTCTTATTGGTAGTATTCCCGCATTAAAGAAATTAGATGATGCCGTTGGCCGTGAAGAAAAGCGTGATGAAAATGAATTATATAAATTATTAATTCAACAAATGCCGGTTGACCAAAATGGTGAATTAGTCTTTTAGCTAGATGAAGCCGCTGAGATGCACGCGGCAGTAGCTGATATGTTAAGTGAAGTAGACACAGTAGATGTATTAACTACATTCGGTGAGACTTCTCTTGAAAGTTTACAGGAAAGTTCTGCGGCAAGTCAATCAGCAGACCGTATTGAAAAATATAAAAAGAATGCTTGGGATGCTCTTGGGCGCGGCAATATATTATTCAATCCAGATGGAAGTTCTGCTCTTGCTTATATGATAAAGAAAGATGAAACCCTAATGAAAGCATATTTAAATGTCTATGAAACTTGGATTAAGTTTCATATAAACAAACGCTTTGGCCGCACGGGATTAAATTTTGACTTTGAAATTTTACCCACTACTGTTTTTAATAGAGAAGATTTATAGACTTCTTATTTCCGTGGCGCGTAGTACGGATATTCTAAAATGTTCGCGGGCGTCGCAATGGGAATTAAACAAATGGAGCAATTAAGTTTGATGAATTTTGAAAATGAATTTTTAGAAATGTCAGAAAAAATGATTCCATTATAGTCTTCATATACAACTTCTGGAAATATAGTTGCCGGAGAAGAAAAAAATAATTCTTCCGCACAAAAAACTAGTAATAGTAGGGCAATCCAAGACATAACTAATACAGGAGGGCGCCCAGAACTTTCTGACGAGAAGAAATCTGAAAAGACCTAGGCTAATATTGCGGCCGCAGGGTAAGGAGAATAAGTATGGATAAAAAAATACCAATTTATTTTGACACTTTGATTTTAGATTCTCCCGCCCAAGAAATTTCTCTTAGTTCAAATTCTGAACTAGCTAATGGTAATAGACTTGAAGTTGCTGTATTTACAAAATATAAAAATCGCAACGGTTCTTATATTACTGATGAATACGCTAATCATTTAATTGAGTCTGCTACACGCGGCGATACGCCAGTGGTAGGATTTTTTGACCCTTCTGAGCAAAAATGGGCTTCACATACCGGTCCTACATTAGCAAATGGTTATGGATATATAGAAAATTTCTTGGGGTGGAAGCCACTCACTGATACTGATGGAATAGAACGAGAGTATGCAGTATTCTCTGTTGTAATTTTTTCTAAGTATTATGAGGAAGCGAAAAAAATTCGCGGCCAAAATCAAAGTATGGAACTAGACGAACGTACCATAGAGGGCGATTGGGCTAGTTTTGATGGCACTGACTATTTTGTTTATACCAAAGGAGATATGCTAGGTTTATGCGTAATAGGATCACATGAACCTTGCTTTTCAGTATCTCATTTCTTTTCTAAAAATGATGATACATATAAATCTCAATATGAGAAGTTCTCTTCACTTTTGTCAGGATTAAAAGCACAAGTAGAAGAGGCTGAAAAAAACAAAAAGGGAGGAGAACAACAAATGAATGAATTTGAAAACCAAGAAGTTGTAAATCCTACCCCCGAAGTTGAGGAACCACAAGTACAGGAGGAACCAGCGGTAGAATCCGTGGCTGAATTTCAGGAAGAGCCTGCTACTCAGGAAGAACCCGAAGTTCAAGAAGAGCCAAAGGCTGAGGAGCCTTCTGAATTTGAAGTTCTACAACAACAATTCCAGGATTTACAAAATTCCTATAACACTCTACAAGAGCAATTTAGCGCGGCAGAAGCTCGTATCGCGGAATTGGAGCAATTCCAAACTTCTGCCAACGAAGAACTTGATTCTTTACGCGCTAAAAACACGGAATTACAAACTGCTGTATCTAATTATGAAGCAGCAGAAGTAAAGGCCGAAGAAGAAAGAAAAGCCGATTTGTTTAAAAAATATGAAGAATTTTTAGACGAGGAAGAAATTAGCCTAATTAAAGATACGGCTAAAGACTTTTCTTATGATGAATTGGAAGGTAAATTGGCAATTACCTTTGCCAATAAACAAATGGTCGGCAGTGAAGAAGTTAAGAAAGTACCACTACCAGAACCTAAAGAAGACGAGTTTGCCAACTTTATGAAAAAATATAGAAAGAAATAATTTAGGAGGGAATAAATTATGGCTGGAATGAATAGATTTCCTTGTGAACAATATGCCACTCTTGAGCTAAACCAAGTTGCTTTCCCTAAGACTGGTATGGTTGTTTCTCAGACTCCTCTCGGAGCCAAATTTACTACTGATAGTAGTGTAACAGGCGCTTATGGCGTTTGCGAAAATGGTATGTGGGTTGTAGCTGATAAGGCTGCTGGTGTTATTGATGCTCCTGCTGCTACTACTGACAAGCCAATTGGTATTGTATATACCACAGAAAAAGAATATGATATTTTCCATTATGGTTTAAAGACCTTTGGCCGCAAGGTTGCTGGCGATTATCCTCGTGTAGGAATTTTAAGTGTTGGCGATACTGTAACTACAAATTGTCTACAGTATGATACCAATAATTTTGCTAATGATGCTGCTTTAGATACTTATCTAAAGGGTGATTTAAGTGCTGCTAGCACCGCTGCTTATGTAGTAGTAAAGGCCGGCTCTGCAATTCCTGAAATTG